CTCGTAATCTATGAGATTAGAAATCATAATTTTATTGATTACTGCCTTTTTCATATTCAATACTTATCATGATGGAAAATATACAAAAATGCTTCTCTCTTATAAAAAATATATGAATATGGGCGTGTTGGCACTCGTTGGCATTTCTCTCTATCTATTGATGAAACGAAATCCGGCGCAATGTAGAAATATTTTGTTATACGCCAACAACATGATTAAATACGCACCCATTGATCGTTCTTCTATGGAAATGATCTCTCCCATTATTGACTTTACAAGTGGAAATCGGAGTTTTATGAGTTCATTAAATCAGGGGTTTGGTAACGGTGGCGAAGAAAATGACAGTTCTACAGGAGAGTTTCCATTGTTTGGAGCAAACGCATATGAACAAAAAATATTGACTTCTGGTGGGGTTGTTGGAAGCGCTGGTGCTGGTGCGGGTGCTGTAAGGGCAACTAAACGATCCGTGAGCGAGACAAAGAAAAAATATGTGGCCTCTATGCAAAATTGGAAATGTAAAAAATGCAATCAACAATTGAACGCGTGGTTTGAAGTAGACCATGTCAAACGACTCGAATATGGCGGAACAAATGAAGTTCAAAATTTAGTTGCTTTGTGTAGAGAATGTCATGGGCAAAAAACAGCAATGGAAAATATGTAAATCGAGGGTCTAAATTTTAACATTTGCACCAAGTTCAATGAATAGTTTTTGGTTTTGTTTATTGTTATTTGCAACAGCATATTTATATGGACTAATGCCCTTGGAGTTTAATGCGTCAAGACCTCTTTCACCAGTAGGCATAACAACGTCTTGAATTATTTGTTTTATTGTTAAATTTTTTTGATTTACAATTAAAAAATAAAAAATGTCTGATAATTTTTTCATATCTTCAGTTAAATTTCCGCCAGTTATGGCGTAATAAAGAGTGCGGTCCATAAAGAAAAAATCAGTTTTTGAAATATTATGAAAAATTGTGTCTAATTCCCCCTTAGACACCTTTTGCAATCTATGTTTTGAGTTTTTTAAAAGTTCTTCAAAGTCTTGAAGAGTAGATTTTTTAGAAGTATAATCGTCGTAAAGTTGAATAATAGATTTCAAAAAAAGTAAATCGTTTCTACTTAAATATAAATTTTGGGACATTTATATTATTAATAAAGTATTTTAGTTTTACAAAAAATTAAAATTTTTTAAGTGAAGCGTGTTGTTTCTACTTCTACTTCTATTTCCAAAAACTTTTGACAATATAATATAATTCTTTATTATGACTAGTATCATAGATGAAATTAAAAATAATAAGGGTAGTGTAATTCGATTGTTTGCACTAGTTCTGACGGTATTATTTATCATTATTATTTTCTCTCTAAAGTTGGGTAAGTTCTTTACAAACTACATCGGATTTTTTTTGATACTGTTTTTATCCGTTGTTGCCGGCGTTTTTTATTTGAATTTTAGATTCGAAGAACCCCATCCAAATGTTTATTTCGAACGATTTAAATACGTTGTAATTTTCACTCTTTATATTGTTTTATTAATATTTTTATACGCGGTAGACCCTGGTGGTTATATCAGTAAATATTTTGGAGTAACCTCTTTATTCGCCATTTTAATAGGAGTTTTTGGATTGATGACTTTACTTATCTACTATTATTTTGGGCCTAGTTTGAAAAACATAAACATTCCTACGAAAACAACCTACAACAAATCTTATATTACGTCAACCATTCTAAAATACGCGCCGCTTATTGTCTCTTTTCTTGCGTTTGTTGGATTTCTCTCTTGGATTATTATTTCTGGTGGAAATACTGCCAACATCACATTTTTTGTAATATCTCTAATTTTTACCCTAGTTGCGTTTTTATATTTAATGACACAAGAAGATGGTGACGATGCTATTACAAAAGGGTTCATGACAAATTTGAGAGAAGAAGAAAGACAAGGTGTATGGAACGACATATTTAAAAATAAAAGCAACTTACAACAAATATTTATCAATGTTCTATTTCTCTTATTCGGTCTAGGATTTTCCATTACATTTATTGTATGGATTTTTATGGGTGTTGGTAAACTGTCTTCAAAATCTGATGCGTTTTCTATGTTTTTGAATATTTTGATTATTGTCATCATGTTAGTCATAGTATATAAAATTATTTCGTCGAGTTCTTTTTACAAAAATAGCCCATTGTTTCGTCTTATTGTAAATAGCGCATTATATATTCCTTGTTTGTTTTTGTCTATAATGGAGGGAACAATCTCCATGCTAGGTTTGGATAAAACAAGTGCAACTTCGTCTTCAACATCCACAAAAAAGGGGCGTTGGGAAACTATTTTTACAAACATTTCTAGTGCGTTGACACCAGACGCAAATACATATCGTTATGTTCTCGTTTTAATTATTATATTGCTCGTTTACGCCATCTATTTCTTATATCCTTACGCGGGCACATGGTTCTCAAAACAAGGTGGAAATGTTCTTGTCAATTTACCGGTTTATACAAATTCTCAACATACACTTGCGTCATTTCAACAACTCAATCATAATTCACAAAATGATTACAAATATGGATTGTCCTTTTGGGTCTTTTTGGATTCCACAGGACCCGTAAATTCTTCGTATGAAAGTTATACTTCTGTATTGAATTATAGCGGAAAACCGAATGTGCTTTATAAAGGAAGTACAAATACAATGATCATTACCATGGAAAATGTAGCAGGTCTATCTCTCGACCCAGTAAATGGAACACCTCTAGAACTAGATGAAAACGGGAACATAATTGTTTATAAACGAGAGAACGTCCTCTTACAAAAATGGAATAACATTATTATCAATTACGCAAGTGGAACGATGGATGTTTTCTATAATGGCGAACTTGTAAAATCTATGGGAGGGATTATTCCTGTCAGTGCGACCAATGGTATCGTACAGTATCCATATGTAAATACGGATGAGTTGACGATTGGAACCGAACAGGGAGTTCATGGTGGAATATGTAATGTAAATTATTTCAATCGGACACTGAACATATTTGAGATTTATTATTTGTATAACTTTGTAAAGGATTATGAACCGCCAGTATATGATAAGCGTTCTGGAGAAACCATTATTGCGATGGCAAATCAAACGGGTTCTATGGCAACAGATAAAGGAAAAGAAATAAATTCAAAAATGATTAGTGTCTTTAATACAACTAAAAATAATATTAAAAATGGAGTTAAGTCTCAATAACTTTTTCTCTCGCCGAATTTGTTCAAGTGATTGAAGAGGGAAGAGTGGGTTACATTTTTTATTAACAACCATCAAAAAGAACACTTTACTTCACAAACCGAGAGAAAAAGTTTTCAAAACCCTAGTGGAAATTTCTAATCCTATAATATAAAATATTATGGAAGTCAAGACCATTATTTTTATTGTTATCATATTAATATTATTGTATATTGTTGTACGATACGTAAGCACTGACGTAAATACCCTGACCAGTATTTCGTCAGGAACCACCATGCAAACCATTAGTTCTTCTTCTTTAGCGCAAACTGATAATGGAACCCCTGCCACAAATTTTACTTATTCCATATGGTTCTATATCAATGACTGGAACTATCGTTACGGAGAACCCAAGATTCTTTATGGACGAATGGGAGACCCAACCGCCGCAGGCGCTGATTCCAATAGTGTTGCCGGAATTAAAGCAATGGCCCCAAGTCCCGTTGTAGTTTTAGGAGACATTTCAAATACATTATCTGTGTTTTTATCTTTGTATCCAGGTACAGAGTCAACCAGTTCTGTTACTACAAGTCCTACCATCGTTCACACATGTAGTGTAGAAAACGTACCTATTCAAAAATGGGTCAATTTATTGATTAGTGTATATGGACGAACATTGGATGTCTATTTAGATGGAAAACTTGTGCGAACTTGTGTATTAGAAGGCGTTGTGAATGTAAGTAATGCGGGCGCATCCAACGTGTATGTTACGCCCAAGGGTGGGTTTTCTGGATGGACTTCCAAATTTCAGTATTACGCGAATTCCACGGATCCTCAAACCGCGTGGAATATTTATCAAAAAGGATATGGGGCGAGTATGTTGAGTAATATTTTTGGCAAGTATCAAGTAAAAATTTCACTCTTGGAAAATCAAACTGAATCAAGTAGCGTAACGCTTTAAGAGGGGTAAGCGTATCTTTTCTTATAGTATTATATATTATAAGAAATGAGTTCTTTACAAAATGATTATTCTGGAACAAGTGTCAGTTCCATTGCCGACTCTGGGTCTGGTGTTTTGAATTCGGCGCAAAATGGACTTGCTGAGTTTATGAATTCAAATAGTTTAGTTGCCAAAATCTCATTTTTATTATTGGTAATTTTTGTATTTGTTCTTTTGTTACAATTTTGCATTTCCATTATGGGATATTTCTTGGGTCCAACAAGTTCACCTCATTTGATTAACGGCATGGTGGATGCCAAACAAATGCTTATCATTACGCAAGACCCCAACGTAACTGGTTCCAAAATGATTAGTCGGTCGGTTAACGGACGCAATGGCATCGAATTTACGTGGTCTGTATGGGTTTACATCGACGACCTCACCTATGGCGCCGGAAAATATCGTCATATTTTTCATAAAGGAAATGACGCCATGAATAGCAATGGTCTGAATACACCAAATAACGCTCCTGGTCTTTATATTTCACCGAATACAAACGCGCTTGTTGTTATGATGAACACATTTAACAACGATACTTCGGCGAGTAGTATTGTAGAAGAAATTGATATTCCTGATATTCCGTTGAACAAATGGGTCAATGTCATTATTCGTTGTAAAAATACCACATTGGATGTGTATATTAACGGGGTCATTACCAAGAGTACAACATTACTTGGTGTTCCCAAACAAAATTATGGTAATGTTTATGTCGCTATGAACGGCGGGTTTTCGGGTTACATCTCTAATTTATGGTATTACAATTATTCTTTAGGAACCATGGCTATTCAAAACTTGGTGAAGAATGGACCGAATATTAAAATGACAGGTTCCAATGCTATTACCATGAAAAATCCCAACTATCTCTCGTTGCGATGGTACTTTTATGGAAACAATGACGGGTATAATCCTTAAGCAGGGAACCCAGGACCGCGTAGCTGCCCCTGCGACCCCTCCTGTTAACCGAGTATTTATATAATTTTTAAGTCTCACTCGAAAATTTGTAATGATATTTTAAACTTTATTCTAAAAATTCTCATTATTCTCTAAAAATCATAATTTTGGGATACTAGTGGACATTGTTGACATTCATTAACTCGGTTTCTATCTGTGACTAATATAAGATGTCCTGTTTAGGTCCCGAATATAATCCACAACCTCCAAGAGAATGGTATCGATTTGAAAATCGACAACCCGATACATCCGTCCTTCAATTATCGTCAACTACCCTGACACCGACACCCACCCCTCTCGGTCAAAGTATCTATATTCCCATATTGAACGAATACATAGATACAAAAGGCGCGTCTAACACCATTCTTTATCAAGAAGCCGTTTATAAAAAGGGTAATATTTTGCAATACAAAATAAATAGTTCGAATTTAACCAAGTCACAAACTTACGCACAAATTGCCAAAGGTAAGTGGCAAAACCGTAACAAAACTTGGTCGTCTCAAAGTCAAGAATATAGTAATCCAAATTCTACTTCATTAAAACGCGTAAATTATACTTATTCTTACTTGAATCCGAGTACAGGAACCGTTTTACCGATTCCGTCCCAAGACACCGCGTCTTTTTATGTCAATGCGGATTGTATTTCCGGGACATCCACCCCGCCGACATTTTCCGGGTTACCACAAGTTGTATTTTCTTCTTCGTCGAATACTTTACCCACGGTATCATCCAAAAATATAGTTGGTTCAAACCCCCTCACTACTCTTATTCCCGGAACTTCTACAACAAGTCAGCAATTGATATTAATACAAGATGGTGGGACTTTATTGGGAAATGTCACCGTCAATCCTTGTACAGGAGAAACAGAAAATGTTGCGTATTCTACGCAATGCACCCCTTCTACAGGTTCGGATGTTCCAGGACCCGCCGTAACACTGTGTTGGAACGCTGGATTACAAACATATTATCCTCGCGTAAGAAGAACTTATACCGATGCGGGGAATAAATTTCCTACGAATGATAAGTTTTTATTTTCTGCGAATCCACTTTTTCCAAAAGTGGAGCAAAAATCGTTTTTTTAAAGTGAATATATATGGATGAGGGTAATCAAACCATTATATTCACCATTGGACGAATGAACCCTCCAACTTCCGGTCACTTGTTATTGATTCGCACTATGATGAAACGCGCTATGGAATTTGGAGAACCACGTGTCAACGTTATTTTGTCACATACCACAGATAACAAAAAAAATCCATTAGAGTGTAGGAAAAAAAGAGAAATTTTACTTGAACTCATAATGAAGGGGTTAAAACCACAACTTATGGAGGAGTATTCAACGATAGAAGAAAAAGAACACGTTCGTAATATGGAAGTCCGCGTATTATGTACCGAAGACCCCGAGGTTCAATCACAGTTTGGTAAATTTCCCATGAATTCCATTAATACATTATTATCTGAATATCCTCCTGGTGCAAGATTACATCTTATTATTGGTGAAGACCGCGCCACAGATTATCAATGGATTATGCGTTCGTTGAAAAATAGAGATGACCCAGTTGAAGGAACCATTGAAGCTGTTCCTCGACCCGAAGGTGCCATGTCGGCAACCTATATTCGTTCTCTCGTTACAAGTAAAAATAAACCAGAGTTTCTACAAGTTATGCGTGATGGTGGAATGGATGAAACTATTGCTACTCAATTGTATGACGAACTGAAGACGCGTCTATCCACTTCCACTTTTAAAAAAAGTGGAGCAAAAGGTGGAGCAAAATCCACTTTTAAAAAAAGTGGAGCAAAAAAGCGAGTAAAAAGGAGAACAAAAAGACGAAAACAATAAATTTAATGAGTTATGTTACCTGTATCAAAAAATAACATGTACACATCTTAATTTGTTTTAGAATGAATGTTTAAATATCATTACGTATTTTCGAGTGAGACTTAAAAGTTGTCTAAATAATAGGTTATTAGGAGGGGTCGCAGGGTTGTGTAACCAACCCTAGGTTCCCTGCTATATTATTTTAACGATTAATAATATAAACAACTCGTCAACAATGCCCAAATCCACTTTCAAGAAAAGTGGGAAAAAAACCGGAACAAAAAAAAGTGGACGACAAGTTTGTTTTGGTTTAGGTGGTTCCACTTTTGGAAAAAGTGGAGCAAAAGAAGGGTCTTTTAAAAAAAGTGGTTCCGTTCAAGCATTTGAACAGAAAATCATTCTCACTTTTTTAGGGTTGTTGAACACGGTAAAATTGTTTCATTGGAAAACACAATCTTACTCAACACACAAGGCAACCGATGAACTGTATTCGTCATTAAACGAACATGTGGATAAATTTGTCGAAGTTCTTCTTGGGAAAATAGGAAATCGTGTAAATCTGCTTAAAACACATACCATTCCTTTGAAAGATTTTTCCTCCGCCGAAGAATTTATTACCGAAATCAACCGCATGAAGACCTTCCTCGTAGACTTGGACTCCAACGACGTGATGAATATTATGTCCAATAGCGACCTATATAACATACGAGATGAAATATTAGGAGACTTGAATCAAACATTATATTTGCTTACTTTTCGTTGAGTTTTTCTACTTTGGTCATTTCAAACTCTCGTTCCTTCTTGAACGCATCTACCAACTGTTCTTCCGTTATGTGTTTTTGGTACTGAAGAACATTGTGAACGCATATATAAGTATCTTCGTCGCATGAGGCGTAATCTTCGTCCAATATATATCTTACGCAAAACTCGGGTGTTAGTATTTGCGTCTTTAAAAGTTTCCATAGAGAGAATTTTTCTATATTCTCTTCCAATGTTGAAATGTCGTATTTTTCGTACTCTAGACTAACGTTGTTGATTTTATCGCTTGGCATTTTGTATTTATTTTTATTGATTTACTTTACAATAACAAAAAAGTAATTCAATTTTTTATTTGTGAGTCTATATTAGGGTATGTCTGAAGAAAAAATAGATGATAGCGTGGATGAATTTATAACATTTGGATGTTGGAACAATGGCGAGTGTAGTCTAGAAAATCCGCCACAAAATGGTGTAAGTGCGATGATGCAAGAATTAAATAGTTATGTTCGTGAAAATGATAGTAAGGTAAAATTTATCGCGGTTTCTGGAGATAATTATTACCCAAAAAAAGAAAAAACAGATGAAGGAACAACAAAATATTGGAATGAGAGTGATTTTAATTCTGGATTTGGTTGTCTTCCAACGAATGTTCCAGTTCATTTGTTGATGGGAAATCATGATTTGGAATCAACACAACTGTTGGATGTAACCAATAGAGAGAAAACACAATTATGTCATATTGTTAATGAGGAAATAACAAAAGAAAACACGGCTACTCAGTTAAATTTAAAAACCGACCATGAATTATTCGGGAACAATACATTCGTCCTTTTTATAGACACTTCTATTTATGACATGAACAATGAAGATTTGCAGTGTTATAACACTTTTATGAAATCAAATTTTAAAAATGTAGGAGAAGCGCAAAACCATCAACGTTGGAGGGTAAATGGTATCATAAATGCGGAGGTTCGTGTTCCCGATTCTCAAATTGAAAACATTGTTGTCATAGGACATCATCCAATTTTTGGGGTAAAATCAAAGAAAAACGTTGAAGTATACGAAAAAATGAATGATGAAGGTATATCTTTTTTTTTATATCTCAAAGAACTACTAAATCTTCCAAAATACAAGTTTTTTTATTTATGTGCGGATATACACAATTATCAATATATTTCTCTTCAACTCAATACTGAAACTGACGGTGGGACTAAAATTGAAATGGATATTGAACAATACATTGTTGGAACTGGTGGCGCCGATTTGGATAACGTTTCGCTACAATTTAACCGAGACATAAATGTCAGTGAATTTAATTTAATAGAACGCGCTTACATGAATGAATGTCAAATTCGTTACGGTTTTTTAATTTGTCGTAATGATAATGGAGGTTTAAAATTTCAGTTTCATCCTGCCAGTTTTGAAGCAGTAATCAAAGTAAAAGAAAAAAAAGATAAAAAATATAAAATGATAGTTGAAGATAACGTTGTTGATAATTATGACCCAGAAATGTATCCAGAAAAATTTTACGGGGGTAAAAAAAGAAGAACTCAAAAAAAACGCAAAGGAAAAACAAATAAAAAACAAAAAAAACAAAAAAAAAATAATAAAACAACAAAAAAACGCAATACACGTCGAAATATGAAACGGAGGTAAAACCAAATTTATAAAATATTTGTTTTACATATATTATAAATTAAAATGAGTGAAGAAACAACGCCGCAAATTTTTTCAACTAAACCTCCAAATACTTTACATCGCATAGTTAGCGGAACAAGTAGTGCAACTAATAGTGTTATCGGGTCATTGGGTTCAATTGGGTCTTCTGTCAGACCGAATGATGGTGTTGCCGGACTAGGTTGGCCTATGTGGTTCGCCATTTTTCTTATTCTCGCCATTTTAGGTGTGAATATCTTTGTTTATTTAGCACAAGGAACACAACTCTTGGCAAATATCACGCAATACTTTACAGCTATATTTGCACACCTATTCGGCAATGTTTCCAAACAAGTGATTGGAACTAGTGCACAGGGGGTTAGCGGTGTAGCGCAAGGCGTAAACGCTGTCGCGGAGCAAACCATTCAGGCGACGCAAGTATCTTCCAGCGCGAATCCTTCCGCAATTGTTGGCGGTGGGGGTGCAAGCAGTGCAAGCGTGCAAAATGCGTTAAACTCTGCTTTACAAACACAAGGACAAGAATTGGATGGTGTGTCTGCCGATGACGCCACAAGCGCAATCCAAATGAATAAATCTGCCGGGAAATCTGGATACTGTTATATTGGAGAGGAACGTGGATTCCGTAGTTGCGTAAAAGTTGGTGAAAATGACGCGTGTATGTCTGGTGATATTTTTCCGAGTTTAGATATTTGCGTAAATCCTACTTTGAGGCAGTAATAAAATATCAATTATATGTATAAACAATGCCATATATCAAAATTGGTTCACTGTCTTATTTGGGAAAAGATGTGTTTTATTTGGACGACACTGAAATAGAAAAAGAAACGGTTTCTTTTCATGGAATTACCTATCAAAAAATGCGATTAGACGAAGAATTTAATAACGAGAACACATATATTCTTTATAGCCCCCATATTAAATACGTTCATGTAGCTGGGCGGAAATTTACTCTTCTTGGAAAATTCGAAGGAATCTCATATCGTGATGAAGAGACAAACGAACCTGTTTATAAATTTGAAAATTATTCACAAATTTATGAAGGTCAAAAAGTAGACATTTATTATGAGGTAAATGATTTTGGAATGGGTCGACGACGCAGAACAAGTCGACACAAAAACCATAAAAAGCGCGGAAAAAGCAGAAAAAGCAGAAAACATGTACGATTTGATAAACGTCTGTTATAGTCGCTCAGCAATGTCCACCAGTATCCCAAAAATGCGATTTTTAGAGAATCATAAGAATTTTAAAAATGAATATTTAAAATGTCATTACGTATTTTCAAGTGAGACTTAAAATGTATGTAAGTACTAGTTTATCAGGAGGGGTCGCAGGGAACCTGGGTTCCCTGCTAATGTACGATTTAACAAACGTCTTTTATAGTCGCGGTGTAAAACTCTCTCCAAATGAATTCATCTTTTCCAATTTTTCAATTGTCTTTTCAAAGTTAGAACGGTTGACATTATTGAATAAATAATCTGTTTGAGGAGAGACCTCGTTTTTTTTTATTTGCTTATAAATGGTATCTATTTTACCAAGTATAAGCGATACTTGTTCTTTGTTTTTAATAATTTCCTCTTCGGCGCCAACATTTTCAGTCAATAGGGAAATCGCAAAGTAAATAATGAACCGCCGTTTTTTCGAACAAGAATTATTATATTTGAGAGAAAACAGCGCAAGTAAAGATTGTATGGTTTTTTTCACAAAGGAAGTATGCCCGTCGCGTTCAACAACCTTAATAATAGTATCCCAAATCAACCATACAATATCCATTTGATTTGGAGATGAAACCGGCGCGAACATTCTTCTCTCGCATTTACATTTTTCCTTCCTTGTTTTACAAATGCCTTCAAACTCGATGACCCATTCATACCAATAACACGCTTGTATTGTGTTTTTCCCATCTTTGGATAAATGAAACGCGAATTCGTTCATAGCTATAAACAATTCTTTGGGGTCTCCTGGTAAAATAATATCCTGTGCGTAGGTCACGTTGGGTGCTTTAAATCTGTCCGTCATTTGAGTCATATCAAAATCGGTGGACTTAATTTTTACTTCATCAAAACTATGTTTCCTTTTCGCATAACAAAGAACACATGCGATCTCTCCAAACAACTTTCGAATTTTACTATTATTTCGGAGTTTTATTTCATGTTCGGCACTCGCATAACCACTCGCCACAATCTCTTTGAAATTCTTGATGCGCATATCCAAATAAAGTGCTAATTTAGGATTTCCTAAATGTATGTGTTTGCTATAAAAATACAAAATGATTTCCCATAAATCGGCGAAATGACCTGCACATATAAACTCGGCACTCCAATAACACGCGGGTTCTATTTTGCTGTCCATCAAATTTTTCAATAACTCTTTTTTGGCATCACTTTTTTTAAACTTGGAAAAAGTAATTCCTTTGAATTCTTTCGGTTCTCTCATATCATTAATTTCGCAATCCACCATAACGCTTATTATACAAGATGAAAAATCTTTGTAATATACACCGAGAAACGCTCCCGAGTGTATAACCATTAAAAAAAATATAAGAAGATATAAAGGATGAAAATGATAAAGGGTTTTACAACCATGTATAAAAAATTATCAAATTGGGGGAAGGTTCTCCTTTTTGTCGTCCTATTTCTTATTGTGATGTTTATCGTAAATCGCATGTATCCAAAACCAAAGAAGGAAGGGTTTGAATCCCAAGATGATTTTGTATTCAAGACGGATTCAGAAATTTATGATGGGTTTTACGCCAATATTTACGACTATTTAGTATTTAATTCTGTGAAAGACCAGTATGAAGTAGGAGAAATCATTAATAGCGCCGAACCTACGAGTCAGAGTATTGTTCTTGACGTTGGTTCTGGAACAGGGCATCATGTCGGTTTATTGGGAGACAAAGGTTATAATGTCACTGGACTGGATAAGTCGAAGGCAATGGTTGCCAAAGCCAAAGAAAATTATCCGCAATATAATTTTGTGGAAGGTGACGCTATGAACGCAATGACATTTCAACCTGGGTCGTTTACCCACATTTTGTGTATGTATTTCACCATTTACTATATTGAAAACAAACAACAATTTTTCCAGAATTGTATGACATGGTTGATGTCTGGAGGACACCTTGTCGTCCATATTGTGGATAGAGACCAGTTTGACCCCATTCTTCCACCTGCGAATCCACTTATACTTCTTACACCACAACGATATGCGGAAAAACGCATAACACAAAGCACCGTCGTATTTGATGACTATAAATATAGTGCGAATTTTGAATTGAATGACGCTACAAATGAAGCCAAATTTTCGGAAAAGTTCGCTTCCAAAGAAACGGGCAAAACCTTTCGTAAGCAAGAGCATGTTATGTATATGCCGAGCGCCGACGCGATTATACAAATGGCGCAAGAAGTTGGGTTTGTTATCAAGGCGAAAATCGACCTCATCAAAGCAGGGTATGAATATCAATATTTGTATGTGTTCCAAAAACCGAATTAACAATGGTCATTTAAGATTTTTCAATTTATTATTTACACATTACTAATATTTTTTAGATTTTGTTCCCATTCACGAATTAATTTTTCGGCTTTCAATAAATTTTCTTCCTTTTCACTTGTTACATATATTTCGCCAATGATAGTAATCAAATCTATTGTTTTATTTATCGTAGACCCATCTTTAACCATAATATTACAATCTTCAAGAGTTAAAGTATTAGTTAAACTCTCAAGTAACTCATTTAAATATGCGCTTTTCCAAACAATATTATCGTAATAATTTACTAAACAAAAACAATTCCCTTTCAGGTCTTTGCACTTATACAATAATGGAATTGTATTGAATTTTTCTTCACTACAATACGAATATATGTTTGTTTCAATCTGTGAATATCCGATACATTTATGTAACACATTTGTATTTTGTAGTCCACCAGTTCTTGCTCCTATCTCAATTAAACAAGGTCCTGTTTTTGTCATTTTTATTTCAGCGTGTCCTGAACCATTATGAAATTCCAGGGCGTTTAATACATTGACCGCGTACATGATTAATTCTCGGTTTATCTCGTTTGAATCCATCAGTTTCATTTCTAAATACACAAAATCACGATTGTTTATTTTTGCTTTTTTATATTTATAAACATTCACTATTTTATGAATTCCATTCCGAGAAGATGTATTTATAATCCATTCGTCTCCTTCAATATATTCTTGGACTAACACATTTTCATTTTTAATTCCAAAACTGTTTATTTTTCCTATAATTGTTTGAAACTTAGTAGTTAACTCATCCAAAGAAGAACAAACATACACATCTTCTGTGCTAGAAGAATCAATTGGTTTGATTACATATTTTTCTAAGGCGTTATTTTCCACAAATTGAATGATATCATTTTCAGTGCCACATAACTTTTGTATTATACCTCGTAATCCAAGTTCCTTGATTCGTTCTTGCATAAAAAACTTGTTTCTTCTACAAACGGAATATTGTATTGGATTGCTTGTTAAGTTGAGCGCATTACTTAAGTATTCAGCGTCTAATACATCTTCTTCTGAATAAGGGATAATCGCAATTAAATCCTTTATGTTTTTTAACTTGTACACGGTTTCTTCCGTTATAGGATTAGTATATGTAACTACGTCTTCGTATAAACTTTGTTTTTCGGGTTGAAAAGAGACAATTTTTTCATGATTATTGTGAACGCTTGTAGAATACATAAAAATAGGTTTTAGACCTAGATTTTTTATTATAGACCACGCCTCAATGTTATAATACAAATAAGAATCACAATTTCGAATAACGATTACGCTCATTTTATAATATTATTAATAGATTGTTTTTTCAAAAAAATATATTTTTTCGAAACAATTGTATGTGTTCCAAAAACCGAATTAAAAACAACTTAAATATAAAATACAATAACTTAATGTATTCTATATTTTTATATACGATAAGTATTTTATTTATCGTTATTCTCGTCATTCTATTTTATATAAAATTCAAATATCGGTTCTGGGCGATGCAACCTGTCTTTCATGTCTATGACATTCCTTATTATGTTTTTCCACCAGGAATTATCAACGCGCACTTGCCCGAGAAAAACAAATACTGTAACTTTATAAACATTGACACCTTGTTTTTTGAAAAACTTACTGACAATCAACTCGACAGATTTGTGCGATTCATTCAAAGTCATTTTTTGCGAAATGGTGACAATGAATTTTTACCGAAAAAAGATAATATTGTCCCTTACTTTTATGGACATAACTCACCCTGTTTTCTCTCCTTCTATCTTGAAGACGAGGTTTTATTAAACACCAAATTACACACTCCCGTTTCTGCACCAAAACATAAATTGATTTCGGCAATTACTACAAGACCTCTTCATTGTTCTATCAAAAACGCATCATTTGAACTATATTATGTGGATTACCTATGTGTCCATTCCGACTATCGTAAAAAGGGAATTGCTCCCCAAATCATTCAAACGCATCATTATCATCAGTGCGTTCATAATAAAAACATTGTGGTTTCTCTCTTCAAGAGAGAAGGAACATTAACTGGAATTGTTCCACTATGTGTTTATTCTACTTATGGGTTTGATATGCGCAAATGGACAACTCCTCCGAACCGATTACCCAATGAAGTTTCTCTCGTTGAAGTTGGAACGAACACTATACAACATTTGCTAGATTTTATAGACGGACAAGCAAGAGAGTTTGATATATTGATTCAACCAGGGTTCGCCAACTTGACAGAGTGTATAAAAACCAAAAACGTATTTGTTTATTTGCTGATACAAAATCAAGTTACGTTGGGTGCATATTTTTTTCGAAAAACATGTACCTATATTGAACCCAATTGCGAGGTTCTTTCTTGTTTTTGTTCTGTGACAAATTCTTCATTGAACTCTTACTTTGTCGATGGATATAAAAACGCAGTAGATCAATTGAGGAGAAAATATCCGCACTTTCAATACGCTGTCATAGAAGGAGTTTCTCATAATCCTTGTATTATTGTTGAGTTATTGAAAGAACATGAGACGTTTTTAATCAGTCCTACCGCGTATTTTTTTTATAATTTCGCTTATCCCACTTTTTATCCCGAAAAATGTCTTATAGTCAACTAACTTCCAACACAAATTTAACCTTTTTTGTGGATAAATGTATTTATGTCTTTTTCATAATAAACCACCTATCCAGTCCTTGTGTTTCGTTATATACAAATTCACAATTAAAGTAATTACAAATTTCCATTAACAATTCGTCATTGTAAACATAATGATGAAGACATCTATTGTTAAAGTTATCTAAACTTCTTCTGGTAAACGCCTCAAAATTTCCAGCAGGAAGATCCATAATTAAATCGTGGTTCAACAATATTTCTGGAAGTGTGGATAAATCATCTTCACCTACATCTTTTTCATATTGTGTCAATAATGTTGAAAATGTTGAATAATTTCGTTTGTGGTCAAAACAAACCGATTTTTCAGGAACAACAATAATAATATGACCATTATTTTTTATTATTCTCAACCACTCATTGATTGCCTTTAATGGATTTGCTATATGTTCCAATGAATGAGAAGAAAAAACAAAGTCATAACATTCATTTTGAACAAGTGAAATATCAACAGCGTCGTTAACTATAACTTTACCTTTTTTATTATTATAATAATTGTATTCATCCGTGTGATTACTCCAAACAGTATTTTTGGAAAAAATAACATTATCAATGGTCAGTGCGTTTTGATATAAAACACCTCCTGTTGAGGATGGGCCTCCAATTTCAACGCCTGTTTTATCTATTGTTATACTTGATAAAAATTTGTCTAACATTGTATTATAAAATATACAATGTTAACTTTGATATGAATTAAAACGCTGGTCTGCGTTCTTTATATTGTTTTAAAATAAATATTCACGACTAATTTTTTATCTTGTATACTTTCCTACACGTGCAAAAGAATCCACAATAAATATAATAAATATCCCTAAAAACGAATATAATATAACTTCTTCAGTTACATTATTTGTTCTCTCGTCTTGTTGTTCCTCCAATAAATGTATCATATAGTTCAATTTATCCAACAGAATATCATTTTGTGATTTACTTTGATTGGATGCGATGCTACCATTAACATATGGTGTTCTCGAATAACTTGTGTAACCATAGGGTTGGGGTTGCGGTTGAGTCTGCCCTTGAAATCCCTTATACATATCCTGATAATTGGGAACAAACTGTTTATAATAGTCATGGTCTTTATTCATGGTTTCATCTTGTTGATTTGCTAAATCAGAATACATGTTGGTGAATCCATTCACAGAGTCATTGAATTTTGGTTCCCCAACGTTTTCTCTCGAAATGGTTGCTTGAACTCCAGCTGAAGTGGGTGGAGGTATAGGTTTAAAGTCGGCCAACCCATCGCTTTCATCAGCGTTATTCGAAGAATAAATTTTTTGAAGGACTGAATTAACTTTTTCGGAATAATTATTTTCTTTAGGATAAGAAGGAGTCCTTTTTTGGGTTTTATTATTTGCGTTTCGTTTTCTCCCAATAGAATTCATATTATCTTGATTGTCATCATTGTCTAATCGTTCTGCATATATTGCTAAAGACATTCTTAATAAAAAATAAGATAATAATATTACTGCGAAATCTAACTAGAGACAACATCAAACAACATTACTTATTTGTTTTTGTATTGAAGTAAGTAACTTACAACAAAAAATTATAGGTCTATTATATAATGTTAAACGCCCTTTTTAAAAAAATAACAAAATCACATAATCTTATACTTTTTTTAGTTGTTTGTATCCTTATTTATTTCATTGTTCAACCTTGGAATTTAAAATACTTTTTTGAGACTTCTTTAGGACGAATACTATTATTATTGTTTCTTATTACAATTACTGCGTCGAATTCTATTTTGGGAATCGCAAGTTCATTGATTTTGATTGGACTTTATAATACACGGGTTTTGGAGGGTTTTGAAACATCAAATGACGTTAATGTCAAAAAAGAAGAAAAGAAACCTGTACAACCTGTACAAGTGAATCCAAGTGATGACAAGGTTAGCGCCGTTACTGCAGATAGTAAGGACGCTGTTATTTATCCAAATGACGATAATAGCAATAGTGATGACGCTGGAACAAGCGCAACTTCTACACCAGCGCAAGTGGTAGATTCGCAACCAGTTGAGAATGAAATTGATTCAACCACAACAAATATTTCTGCTACGACTGCAACGACAGAAGGTTTTTCTATCATGGGAAACCAAAACAACAACATGAATCAAATGTTAAATACTTATAAACAAATGATTCCAAAAGATTCAAATAGTTTGGTTTATTACAAAGTTCCAAATTCAAAAGAGGCGAGTGCGTTCGAAGGTTTCACGACAACCACCACAAATTTTTAACATAGCAGGGAACCAAGGGCTGGTTACACTACCCTGCGACCCCTCCTATTAACCGAGTAATTATAATTTTTAAGTTTCACTCGAAAAATCTTAATGATATTTTAAACTTTATTCCAAAAATTCTTATAATTTACTAAAAATCTCATTTTTGGTATACCGGTGGACATTGCTGATTTAACATAAAACAGGTTTTTTCTTTCTCTAATGTAATGAAACCACAATTTCAATACATTATCATATTTATAGTTGCGTTATTAATTTTGTTTGTATTCTTTTGGTTGTTTCAAACAAAAACAATAACAAAAGAAGAGTTTACGCCTTATATTCGTGGACTATATCGCCCCTATGTTCGCGGATTTCGTATCCATGGTTCAAACCTTTACAAGTCGTCATTACAAAAATTCAATCGATGGAACAAAATTATGTTTTAGCAGTTTTGGGTTTCCTGCTACCCTGCTAAGTATAATTTATTATTATATAGTAACATGTCTAAACGAAAAAATAATTCCAAAAAAGCAGCAACCGGAGTAGCTGCGGCAGGACTAGGAATGGGTCTAGGATTTGGACCAACCGTCCCAGCAAAAGCGCCACATACCAGTTTTTTTGCGGCGCCATTCACTTATATTCACGAACATATCACCTACTTGAATAGTAGCAAGTTTTTTGCGGGAGTTGTAATGATTATGTTAAACATTGGGTCGAAATTCATATCCATTCAATTTAGCAAGTCCACTGAAGAATACTTAAAATTTACGCTCAGTCGCCAACTATTGATATTCGCAATGGCGTGGATGGGTACGCGTGATATTTACACCGCGTTAGGTTTAACAGCAATATTTGTTGTTCTTTCCGACCATCTTTTCAATGAAGAAAGTGATTATTGTATTGTTCCTCATGAAAAACGGGTTTTGAATAATGTAATTGATACAAATGGGGACGGAGTTGTTTCTGAAACAGAACTGAATAGTGCGATTGCCGTATTGGAAAAGGCCAAAAAAGACAAACAGCGTCAAGACCAACTAAAAGCGTTGAATAAGTTCAAGGCGTATAACGATGACGCAGACGAGGATAAAGAGTTGAAACAGTTGAAGGAGTCTTTCAAAAATAAAAAATAAAAAATAAAAAATAAATAAAAACGTCCATAAGTAGTAAGTAAGCACCTCGTCACCTTTTTCTCTCAATAGTATAGCAACCAAACTATATGTCTATTCCAATTCCAAATTCATTAACCATCATCTTAAGGACAAAGGTGAGAGATAACAATGTGGTGAAATATGTCCCAGTAATGACAATTCCAAATATTTATGGAGGTTCTGACAATTTTGTTTACTTTGAACCGATTGTCAAATTAGACCCGAAAACCGTCAGTGATATTCCGCCCAATTACCCTCCATCGCAAGTTTTAAGTCAATTTTTCAATGAAAATCAATTTTATGGTCTACTTCATAGAACGCTTGAAAAAATGAAACAAAAAATAAATAAAAATAAAACACTGATAGAACAGTTAACAGAGGCGACAAAAAACGGAACGATATCTTCAAATATTCGGACAACACTCAATACCCTTTTCAAACCTGGAAACATATTTTATTTAAACCGCGAACCCTTTACAATACATTCCTATCATTGGAAAAACGACGATTGGGTTCTCCAAACCAAGTTTTTTGAAAAAAATGTTCTTAAAAAAAATATACACGACACATTGGGAAGAACAACGAATTCTAGATCGAATTTGCCAGTTGCTTACGCAGAAGTCGTACAAGATAACTTGGGAAGAGGTCGTGTTCGAACACGACAAAACGCTTATGCAGAATATGTGAAACGATTGCAAGAGGAAAGAGAAGCCAAACAAAAAAAAATTGCGGAAACTGAAATTAAAAAATTAACAAAAGAATCCAAGGACTTAAACACCCATCTTTTACACGGACTAAACGACGAAAAAATGTCAGAATTTTATCCATTTTTACATCCGGAAGAAGTAAAAAAAACAGATTCATTCATTGCCAATGTTGGAAAAGGAAACGGTTCTTCAATGAGTAGTGCGAGTTCAATTGTTTCTCTCAAAGAGTCAATACCTATTGTTTTATCGAATGAATTTAGTACAATTGTCGGTTCCGATTATGTGTACGAACAACCATATAATCTAAATTTTGATTCCACGTATTCTATTCAAAGTGACCCAATATTACTTACCTTGTTTTATAAAACAGACCGGGGGTTTGAAATCGAGAGAAACGCGAGTTTGGTTATGGCAGATCGTTATAAAAAATTTGATGAGCAAAATGAGGAGTTAGAAGACGCAACTACTACATTTTTAAAAGATTTCGGGGTTGTTGGTAATGGTAACAACCAAGAAAGTGTTCTCTCTATATTTACAAAATATGAAGACAATTGTTCTAGACTTGTAAAAAACATTGCGTCTTTTAAAACAGTAAACAAAACATTTGAAGAAATCATTTTGGATGTAACAACAAAAAACAAATTTTTTAATGATGTTGAACAATTACACCAATTAAAGGTGCGGTTTATTCAACTTTATACAAAAAGTCTTGAAAATTACAAGAATTTACTGAAACAAGAAAAGGATTATTTTGAATCCGCATTTGGAATATATGAATTCTTGGAAGTATACCAAACAAAAAACAAAGACGACACTTGTAAAATTGAAACCACAAATTCTGATAAACTTGCACTGTCTCAATGTAAAAACGTTGTCGCTGGCTCTTCTTGGATAATGAGTTCATCATTCGAAAAAATGAAAAAGGGTTTGACAGTTTTACAAAGTCAAACATTTAATACGAGAGAAGAAAGTAAAAAATATTATAACTATCCTGAAATTCTAACTATGGAAACCGCACAATTGAAACACAGTGTTTTTATTATTTTACAACAAATAGAACAAGTTAATCTGTCTTTATGGACTGCTCTTACGCAAAAGTCATCCGATTTATATGATTCAATAAAAACAAATTTGACAAGTACATTACAAAACATACAACAACAGAGTAGTCTTGCGACAAAAATGCTAGGGTCTTCGGGTAACCCTTCAAGTATCAACGATAACTTGAAAAAGTTGAGAGAAACTGCGTATTATTACATTACATTGCTTATGCAAGTTCATGTTATTTATAACACAAGACAAATCGCCAAGTATTATGTGGAAAAAAATGCGGAGTTAATTGAGAAAAAAAAATTAGAAAATACAAAAACATATTTCGAAAATTTACTAGAAGTTTCCAAAAAAACCAATGATCGAACCACAGTTCCCAAGTTATCTCCGGTTTTTGTTGGAGGTGGAAAATACGATGACGCGGATTTTTCAACAAACGCTTCTAGTGGCGATATTCAAGGTTTTATTGATGAATTGACAAAAAACATAGAGGATGTTGTGTCTCAAATGCGAGTTAATGAGTTTACTTTGAATGAATTGAAACAACAAAATGATAGGAAAATTGACGCAATATCGTCGAATGTTTCACAGTTGGCGATTCAAAGTGTATGCACTGATGTGTCGTCGCCTTCAAAATACAAAGGATTTAACGATGTTGAAACAGAACGAGTTCAATTGTGGATGCGAGGGCAAATGAAAGAACTGTTTGATATTCAACCCGAGTTGAAAAATGAAATTACAAATGAAGATTTGGTCGATTTCATTCAATCTATTCAAGCATATCGCATTAGTGACGGGACTTCTTTTTTGGAAACCTTCACATCAGCGTTAAATTATGAACTTGTTGCACAAAACGCAACAACGAATAATGAGCGATATGGAGAAAATGGAAAATATGATTTAGAAAAAATACAGGGAGATTTTCAAGACATTATGACTGAAGAAAATGTGAAAAGGGTTGGCGATACATTCAAGATTAATATTTTTGTTATCAACATTGAAACAATTTATTCCTTTCAATATATTACCGACTTCAAGTATCCATATACTTTATTTTTATGGAAAACAAGCAGTGGATTATGTTTACTTTCTGCGGAACAACATTTTTTGTTTGAGTTTGTAGAAAATTTATTTAAATGGGTAACTCTTAAAGAAACTTTGAAAAATTACAAAACGTTAAATGCTTTAAATTTAAAGAAAAACAAGGAAATATCGGACAAAACAATAATAGAAAATTACAACAAAAAAAAACAAATGGAAAAACAAATGGAACATCAAATAATAAATATAAACCCTCTACTAAATAATCCATTTTCTAAAGAAACGTTAAGG